AAATATTAATTAAATTATTTTTGAAGGGTTCTAAAATCTCAAAAATTTTTGAATACCTGTACTGACTTAAAATATAGATAGGCACACCTTTGAAAGTAGACCAATCTTTAGCCGCTTTCTTTTCTTCGGATGAATCGAATCCCTTTTCTACAAAAATAATCTTAGGATTGAATTTCTTAGAATGGATAACATCTGAAAGATGGTCCTTCGTTCCTGAAGCTATGAAGACAGGTATGTTTTGAAAATCTGCAGGGGCTGTTTCTCTAGTAAAATCCGCAACTAAAGAATTATTTCCTATCTGAATAGAATCAAATCCAAATGTCTTAAGCTTAATTTTTAGTAACTGAGACCACTTTCCTGTTCCATAAACTATTGCATGCAAATAACTTCTCCAGTATGCCCACGTTCAATAAGTTTCTTCTTGATATCATCATATACGTTCCATGCTGTAACTAGAATAAGTGCATCCTTATCTAAATGCTCTGGTTTAGTAATCATGATATTAGTTCCAGGGAAATAGCAACCCTGTTTTAATTCATTATCATCAACTACACCAATTAGATTTTCATTAACTAAATCTAATGTGTAAAGTGCAGTTACTGCTTTAGCTGCGGCACCGTAAGCAATGAATTTTCTATTACCCAATAATTCTTTCATCTTAGTCTGTCTTGTTGCAATCAGATCTACAATTTGTTCGAGAGAATTATCTGCTATTTCTGTTTTGGTAAGCTGAAACTCGCCAGATTTTTTTCTGGCATAAATTCTAAAACTACTACCGTGAGTAGCTATAGGTTGAACATCTTCAACGACCAAACCATGTCTTTGGCACAATGTAGCAAAAGAGTATGGCGAGTAATAATCTATATGTTCGTGGTATACATTGTCCAAATAGTTACCAGAAGTGATTCCATCTCTATGTCCACATTCTGCAACAAGTAATCCATTTGGCTTTAATGCCATTGCAATACCTTCCATTATATCATGCATATCTGGAATGTGAGCAAGTACATTATTTGCGCAAACAACATCAAAATATTCGCGCCATTCATTATTGTCTACCATCTTTGTGCTAAAGAAGTCTGTGTAGACAGGAATTTTATTTTCCAGATGATCTGATCTTAAATATGCAGATGGTTCAACACCATAAACAATCCAGTTTTTATCCTTAAATTGTTTTAACAGATATCCGTCATTACTTCCAATTTCAAGAACTGTTCCCGCCTGTCCATGTATTGTAGCAACAGTCTCAGCATACTCCTCAAAATGTTTTCTAAAAGATTGGGATACGCCTGATCTATACCTATAAGATGAAAAAACATCATTAGGCTCAGGGGCAGATGCCAATTGCAAATGCCCGCAGTTAGAACAGTAATTGAGGTCTAAAGGAAACTTATCGTGATTAGGTTCATAAAAAAGAGCATTGGCAACAGGTGAATCTGGCAACGATAACCAAGCTTCTAAATTAGAATTCCCGCAGCAACGGCAAATATCATACTTCTTCATATTCGTCATGTAAAGGTGAAATTTTAACAATGTCCTCATCATATGTTGCAGCATCCCGTTTGTGCTCGGAAACTACAACCATAATGCTATTTTCAATAAAAACCATTTCATGATCTATCAAAGGACCGGTTTTAAAAATTTCTCCAGAAATAATTTTTTCTTTGTGGATTTTTGTCTCACCGTGATTGCGCCAATAATAATATAAAGATCCCTGTACTAAGAAACAGGTATGAGTGTCGGTTTTATGATAATGATTTGCTCGTATTGCGCCGCCTCTCGAATAAATCATTTGTACATTTGCTATATCATGAACGATTGGTAAAATCTTGCCTCTCCAATCTTCAAACCCTTCTTCTAATGTGAGTTTATGAGTTTCCATAATTTCCTTTCAAGTGGTTACATACCAAACAGGCACGTTTCGTTTTTTCCAAGAAGCTAAGTGTTGCTTATCTCCTACGTAGTAATTCTTATAAGATAGAATACTATTATCTATTACCTTATATTTATCAGGCATCGCCGGAGTAGGTTCGTAAAAACTACCGTTTGGCATATTATTTGGAGTTATGGCAAAATAGTTATTCATCCTTTCTGCAGAATGATGTTTACCATATCTAAAGGTATATTCTTTTAAAAGACTTACCCATAGATTATATAACCAAAGATAATTTTCTTTATTGTTCCTAGTCCAAATGCCGGAAGGATGATTCATATGGCTTGCCTTCCATAAGATGGGTTCTCGTTCATCCGATAAAAGCCATCGTTTAATTTTTCTACCATTTGCGGTTTTTGCGTAATATTCTGTGCCATCTAGGACTCTGTGAGCAGTGGACATCAACTGCCCATATTCTAAGATCATTTTAACTACGTGTTTGTCGTTATGTAGTTTTGCACATTCCACAGGATCATGATGTAAATAAAATATGTTCATGCTGGTTCAATAGATTTTAATATTTTAGTAATAACTTGCTTTGTTTTTGATGAGAATAGATTAGAAGACTTTGCCTCGGTTAAACAATGGATAATATCATAGGGGTCGTGTTTTTCTAAATTTGAATCTGTTACCCTGTCTCGAAAATTACCAAAAATATTCATAGCTGAGATTGTAATGAATATTTCCTCCTCATTATACAAAGATATTTTATACCCGTTGATCCAACGAGTGTACTTGTCCGGAAATGTATAAATTGTAGCTGTCATATCTCAGTCTCCCGAGATATTTATAGATTTTATTGTTCATAGGCTTGCACCACAACTCTAATTTTGTCATCCGGTGCAATGTAACATCTTGCAGCAACAGTGGTTGTAAGATCTACAACTGAAGTATTATGCGTAAACTCCACAAGTTTTTCTTCTATCAAAATTTTGGCGAGTTGCATTGCAAGATCTTTTTTTAAAGTATCCTGATAGTGCTTCTCATCTGTAAAGGCAAGTTTTTCATAGTCTGTTAATTTCTTTTTAACTACTACAAGTTTACCTTGTATCGGAGTCGCCGGTATGATGTTAACTTGGTTCATTGAATCTTTCCATATAAAATTTATAGAGTTTCACATAGTAAGCAAACCTAATCGGCTCTTGTTCCGGATTAGGTAAATCATTTTTAAAATATTCTTTCAAAAGATCATATTTTTCTAAAGCTTCTTCATCAGTCATTTAGCCACTTCTCCAAATATTGGATAGTTTCAATCACATCAGTATGATGTATTGCTGCACCGCCTGCCTTTTGAAAGTTAGTAATGATACTTAAGGTGTCATCAATTAAAATAGAATTAGAATTGGCATAACCGGGTTTATATTCTTTACCGGGAACAAATACTGCAGGAAAATCTATACTATGATTACGAAGCCAGTTTACCTTCTGTCGGCAAATGCTATTGTGGTCATTGAATCCTCCGGTTGAAGATAGAATAGCCTTTTGCGTTGGTATGCTCTTTAAATAATCTAAAAGAGTTAGTGCCCCTGGAAAAAAATCAAGAGAGGCAAAATTTTGCCCATCAACAAAAATTCTCCATCTATCACTGAACTTGTCGTCACGCTTTTCGCCAGGCTCATGATTAAAAAGTTCTATATATCGACGTTCAAAATCTGCTAGAACACCATCCATATCTACGTAAATAGTTTTCACGGATTATCCATTCTAAGCAAAATGTTAGATAGTCTAATTAATTCAAACTCATTCATAAAATATTGAGAAGTAGAAGAATCTATTAGTTCATTCTCCTTGTTATATTGCTCTCGAATAAGTCTGACACACTTTCTATCAGAAGGAGAAATGCAATCACTTATAGTGACCTTCAATACAAAGTCTTGTCTGTTAGTTATGAAATGTTCTATCATTTTACTTTATCAGAATTGTCTGCAACATCTTTGTCTTCACGTAGTTCAATAAACACGGGGAGAAATAAAGATTCTACATTACCGCCCTTGTCCTGTATACGAGCATTATATTTCACCGTAGCAATTTTTCCTATAACAAGTTTGCCATAAGCATCACGCTGTTCATCAGTATATCCTGAGCCAACATTTACTCGAATTTTACCATCATTGGATTCACATACTAAGGCACCGAGACGACCTTTGTTCTTGCCTGTACCTTCTTCCCAATCTACAATACGAAGATCACACTCAAGTTCGCCCTTAAACTTAATTTGCTCCTTGGAACGCTTGTCCTCCCAGATACCATCTTTGGATTTTAGAATAGTACCTTCTTGA